CCGCGCCGAAAGCGCCGCCGGGCCGCGCCTTCATTGCCGTTCCGGCACGCATGATCGAACGGATGATCGGCGCGCTGGAGGCGAACACCGCGGCGATGCAGGCGCTCAAGCCAACGCGCCGGACCACGCGGAAGCGGACCACGCGGGTGCTGTCGAGCTCGCCGTCCGCGGTGGCGCAGCGCGACCGCCGGGCGCGCGCGCAACAGCGCGGCGAGGGCGGCAACGGCGCCGGGCGTCACGAAAGCCGCGGGACGCAGGCGAGCGCGTAGCGCCAAGAAGATTCCCGCAGCCGGACGCCTCGATGGCGCCGGCAAATCGCAGCGGCTTCCCGAGCCCCGGACGGGATGCTGCGAGGATAGGGATTTCCGGAGCAGCGCCCGGCGGCTGCTGTACAAAGCCGCAAGAGCCTGCGTCGCGGCAGGTCCACCGGGTGGGAAGCCCGGGCCGAAACGCAAAAAGCCGCCCACGGGGTTTCCCCCGCGGGCGGCTTTCGTTTTCGGCGCACGCTCAGCCGTGCACAAACAGCTCGACCAGGAATGCGAGGATCAGGCCGCCGAGCGTTCTTTCACAGTCGACTCAGGAACAAAAAAGGCCCCCGGCGTTCCCGCTTGCGCGGGGCCGGGGGCCGTTTCGAGTTCAAGCAGGTGAAGGGCGCATCGTATGCCGCGCCGCGGGGCGCCTCAACCGCTCACTGCGCTGCGGTGGTCTCTGCCGGGGCCGGTGCCACTTCCAGGCCGAGCTGCACCTCCGCGTCCACGCCGCCGGGCGCGCCGGCGGTGTCCAGCGCCATGATGTGCGCCACGCAGGCACCGGGGGCGATGGCCAGATCGAGCCCCCGGAACACCGGCTGCTGCGCCACCGCCGCGCCGGTTGCGGCCAGCGCGACGTGCGCCAGGCTTTGCGCGTCGGGCGGCAACTTCGCGGAATATTTGCCGGGACCATAAAAACCGTCCATCTTCGGCAATCTCGGGCACCCGCTCGGCAGCAGATACACGTCAACCGTGCCGGACCACGGCCCAGCGGGCGCGTTCAGCAGCGGCTTTCCATCGAACGCCCCATAGCTCACCGAGCCATAGAGAGCCGCTGCGGCGAGCGCGCTGGCGACGTGCGTAACCGAGACATATTCCGCGCCAGGCACCGTTGCCACGGCTGCGGATTCCAGGCTTTCGCACCCCGCTCCCTTCCTGGCAGCCATCCCGCCGTGGACGCTGAAACACACCTCTCCGCCGACGCCGATCAGGAACGGGCCGCCGGAATCGCCGGCTTCGATGGCCAGCGCGAGGTTTGCCGTCGCCGATGACGCGGCGCCGTCGCCCAGCACCAGCACGACGCAGCCGCTCAGCGGAAACGGCATTGCCGAAAGCGGCACGTCCACCGTTATCGACGAAGCGGCGCCGCTCGCCTTGACGATCCAGTTGCCGAGCGTGATCAGGTCGGGATAGCCCGCGGATGTCCATGTAGTGGCGCCGTTGGCGGGACACGCCTCGGTAGGCAGGTCGAACAGGCTGACCAGCACCTCGGCAAACCCCGCGGCGGGGCGCCGCAGCGAGAGCGTCCCCGAGATCCCCGTCAGATCCACTGGCGCCGGCAGCGGGAAGCCGAACGCGAAATTATCGCCTGCCGCAGCGCGCGAGGTTGCCTCCGCGGCGAGGGTGAGCTGCGTCGCCGAAAGCTGCGCGGTCAATCCCGGGACCAGTGCCGGGACCGCTGTGGCAACGGCCGCTGGCGCGACTCCGGGGATTGACGCGGTGATGCCGGTCGCGGCGCACGAGGAGATCGCCGCCGCCAGCGCGGCGACGGCGATCCGGGGCAGAGTTTTCACCGGCTACTTCGCGGCCGGAACGGCGGGCACGACCGGAACGGCGGGAACTGCTGGAACCGCAGGCAGCACTGGCACGGCCGGGGAGACCGGCGCCACCGGCGCTACGGGCGCCACCACCGGCGTCGGCACGGGCGTCGGCACGGCGACCGCGGTGCCGCCCAGGCTGGCGCAATAGGCGACGATGGCGGGGTGGATCATGCCGGTGTCGACGGCCACGGCGGCGCCGCCGGCGGGCACCAGCGAGGCGACCACGGCGGCGGCGAGCGGCTGCACCACGGCGTCGACCTGGCACGCGACGGCCAGCAGGTTCGTGGTGGAAGCCGACGGCGCGCCGTTGGACGCGCAGCCGGCCACGCCGAGCGCGCAAGCCAGCGCGCCCGCAACAATGCGGGGGTTTGTCATTTTTGATATGTCTCCGGTGGGTGTGGGTTAAGCGGCGGCGGCGGTCGCCTGGGCGCGGCACTCCGCCTCGATCCGGCGGCATGCCGTGTCGAAGCAGCGCTGCTCGATCTCGATGCCGGTGAACGGATGCCCGGCGCGCACCGCAGCGATGCCGGTGCTGCCCGCGCCCATGTACGGATCGAGAATGGTGCCGCCGGCCGGCACGCGCGCCTGTTCGATGCACCAGGTCATCAGGGCGATCGGTTTTTGCGTCGGATGGACGCGCTTCTGACCGTTGGTGCATTCGGCCTTCGCCGCCGTGCCGACGCAGAGTCCATTCCAGAGCAGCCGATAGATACGCATCGGGCGCGGCACATTGAGCCACGCGGCTTCGCCGTCGCCTTGGCAGAGTCCAGCCGGATGCAGTTTGTCCCAGACCAGCCATTGCCCAGGCGGCAGCCGCTCGGCGAACTTGTGCGCGCCCCAGAACAGGACGATCTCGGCAACCGAAAGCCACGGCAGTGGATCGAACGGCTCATCATCGCCAGTGATTTTTGAAGGCCACCGGTTGGGTTGGCGCTCTCCCCTGAATATGCTGCCCCTACGGTCACCGCCGCGGCCCATGATGTTCGTCTTGAGCTCCTGCCCATACGGCGGATCGCTGATCAGCGCGGCCGGGCGCGGCAGCGTCGGCGCAATCTCCCGGCAGTCGCCGAGATAGAGCGTCGCGGCACCAATCGTCTCGACCTGCATGCGCGATCAGGCCACCGGCGCCGGCGGCGCGGGTGCGGCGGGCGCCCCCGGCACGGTGCCGACGCCGGGGATCAGCGCCGGCGGCGGTTTCGGGCCTACGCCGACTGTCGGATCGAGCGCGAGCAGCTTGCCCAGCTCGCCCGAAACCATCTGCGCGGCGCCCTCGGGCGTGACCCCGGCCGCCTTCAGCGTAGCGGGAATCCGCTTCAGCAGATAATCCCTGCCCTGGGCCACCGCGGCGGCGAGCGAGACCGGCCCGGCGCCGCCGTTGGCGGCGACGAGCTGCTTGTAGCCCTCGCCCGCCGCGCGGCCCACCGCCTCTATCACGGTGGTGTTGATCTTGTGCCGGCGCAGCCACACCAGGGCGAGCGCGAACAGCGACGGCGCCAGCGCGGTCGCGAAAGCCTGCGTCCACGTGAGCGCCGCATCCGCAACGGATGCGTGCATGGGATTTTCTTTCGATGGGGGGAGGGTCAGTCGGTGGCGGCGGAGTGGCGGAACTTGTCCCAGGCGTTGGCGCCCCCGGTTGTCGCACCGCCCGTGCCGGTGATCGCCGCGGGGCCGGTCGTGAAAGCGCTCGTATTGCCCGTGAACACGCAGCCGTACGTCGAGTTGTCGAGCACCGGCTGGGCGAGCGTGACGAAATCGGTATCGCGCACGATGCACGCCTGAACCGGGCCTTCCACGTCGAGCCCGGTTGATCCAGGCGTCAGCCCGAGCAGCTCGGCGTCCTGGAGCAGAATGCGCGTGCCGCCGCCTCCGGCGCTTACCTGGATGCCGGTCGCCGGCGCGGCGTGCGCGAACAACGGCCGCCGCACGCGCACCTCGATCTGGCCGACATTGCTGCCCGTCGCCGAGACGATGCCGTGGTCGAACCACCCGCCGTCGAACGGGCCGACCACGATCGCCGCGCCCTCCGGGGACGGCTGATTGATCGTATAAGCGAACGGATTGGCGTTGGTCACCGCGCCGGCGCCGGCCGGCGGCGTCGCATAGACGGCCCCATGGTCGTGGCTGAAATCGATCAGGCAGCCGCCGGGATCGAGCTGCAGGATGTTCTGCACCGCGTCGGCGCCGAGGTCGTAGCGGCCCTGGATGCAGCCGCGGTCGGCCCAGAAGACTTTGTTCACGCCATAGACGTAGCTGTTCTTCACCGAGGCCCAGATCGACGCTCCGGTCGTGTCGGCCGCCGTCGGGGTGCCGTTTCCGGCGGCATGGAACAGGGTCGAATTGTTGGCCGACCAGGTGTAGAGCGTATTGGTCACGCTCCACCGGGCATCGAGGTCGCTTTCGACGCTGAACAGCGAGTTGCTGATCTGCCAGACTTCCACGGTCGGGCCGCGCATGCGGAAATAGTCGTGCACCGCATAGGCCCGCACGTCGTCCATCACCACGTCGCCGATCTGGCCGCCGTCGTCCATCGCCAGCAGGTCGTAGGCATTGACGACGCGCGAGTGCACCAGGCGCAGCGCGGAGATGCCGTGGCCCTGGCCATCGCCGGTGAGCATCGGCGGAAAAGCGATCGGGCCGCCGGCCGCGTGCGCCGCGGCCTCGGTCTGCGCCGGCCAGCGGAACGAGGAGCCGTAGAACGCCACGTTGCCCTGTGCCGCGGCGCGGAACGGCGATACCGTGCGATCGGTGATGAGGAACGCGGTGCCCTGGCCCGGAACGTCGCCCAACGCGTCGACCGCCTCGCCGATGAACGCCATGTTGGCGAGCAGCGGCAGGGCGGCGGCGTTGGCGATGACGATGCAGCCGGGGCCGAGATAGAGCGCGCGCCTCTGCGCCATGGCGGCGGTCTCGGCCAGGGCGACGCCGGCGCTGTCGTCGCTGGTGCAGTCGCGATGCACCGGGTAGTTGTCGAGCAGCAGAAAGTTGGTTGCGAGCTCGTTGGGCGCCTGCGGCGCGGTCTGCGCCAGGGCCGGAGCGGCGGCGAGCAGGCAGCCGGCCGCGACCGCTGCCGAGACGGATGCGTGCATTAAATTATCTCCGGAGCTTTTTGGGTCAGGCCGCGGTAGGGATCGCCTGCGCCTGGAATGGCAAGCGGCACAGACGCCGTGCCCAGCCGAGGCCGAAGGTGCGCCAGGTCGGCAGCGCAACGGTGAACATCAGCCGCCGGGCTAAAAACTCGGCGCACACCGCGTTCAGTCCGACCGCGCCGATCGAGCGCGCGGCGGCCGCAAGCGTGGCCGGCCCGACCAGGCCGTCCTCTTCCGCGCCGATCGCGAGCTGCAGCAGCTTTGCCGCGCCCGCCACGCCGAGGTTCACGGCCGCGTCGAACGCCAGCAAAGCGAGCGGCGGCGGCAGATGCTCGGCGCCGATCGGTCCCCAGTAGCGCTGGAGATAGATCGCCGCGGCCGCGGCCCTGGTGAGCGTGGCGATGTCGAGCATCGGATACGCCGCCGCCGAGATGCCCCAGTTCGTGCCGAGCAGCCGCCCGACTCCCACGCGCCCGCCCGTCCAATTGCCGGGGTCGCTTTGTTCCAGGCTCAGCCCGCCCTCGTTGCCGATCAGCGCGGCGAAGCAGGCGTCGAACAGCGTTGTCGCTGCCATGAGAATCACCGTCCGATAAAATGCTGCAGCGCAAGGACGACACCCGCTCCGACCACGCTCGAGCCGGTGCCGATCGTCGCGAGCACTGCCTTGAGCGAGGCGCGGCTCAGTTGCAGGCTGCGTATGTCGGCCGACAGCTCCGCGTGCTCCGCGGCGTGGGCGATGCGCATGTCGCGGATCTCGCCGCCGATCTTGTCCATGCCGTCGCGCAGCAGCTCGCGCAGCTCTAGCACGCGGGCGCGCGTCTCCTCGTCCCGCGTCTCCAGCCGGGTCAGGCGGTCGGTCATCTGCTGCTCGGTCATCGCCTCGCCGCTCGATCTCGCCTCAACCTGGTCATGGACGGAAAATTCCTCAAACGGAATAAAGCGGGGCCGGCGGGGCGGTCGCAGCGGAATCGAGATCCACCGGGACCGTCCCCGAGAGCGTCAGGCTCCGGCCGGCGGCGGTGCCGATGGCAACGGCGATTCTGTAGCTGGTTCCCGGCACGCCGCCGGCGAATGTCATCAGCACGCGACTGCCGCTGATCGCGGGTGCCGCGGCAGCAAGATCGTCGGCGCCGCCGCTTGGGCTGATCGAGACGGCGGCGCCGGCCAGCGCATCGGCGCAGTCGGCGAGCCAGCCCGTCAGGTCGAGCCCGAAATCCAATACGTCCGCCGAAGCCTTGCGCGGCCAGAGGACCGGCGGCGGAACGGCGCGCACCCCGCGCAGCGGCTCGCCGGCCGGGTAGAGCACCAGCACGGTGCGCGCCGCGGATTGCGTGGGCGCCCGGAAGGCCGAAGCCGGAACCGCCGTGTCGGAATGCAGCGCGACCAGGATCTCGATCGCGAAGGCGCCGTCAGCCGCGATCCCGAAGGTGTGCGCCGTCCATTCGGTCGGCGCCGCGAGATCGGCGCGTACACCCCCCAGCGGCCCGGCGCGCGCCGGGGCGGCCCCGGCCGCGACGGCCCCGGTTTCGCTCGCGATGCCGCCCGCCGCGGCAGCCGTTCCGGACGCCTCCGGAGCGGCGCCCGCGTCGATGGCGGCAGGGGCTGCAAAAGGCGCCCGCAACGCGGTGTCGGACCCCGGAGCGCCCAGCCAATCGGCCCGGACCGCGGCGTCGACGAACACGAACAGCACGCCGCCCCATTCGAGCGGCGACGCCCAGCCACCGGCTGCGCCGGCGTTCGGCTCGGAGGGAGCGGGAGCGCCGTTCGCCGCCGCCGCCGCCGCCTCCGGCGCTGCCGGTACGTCGGCCTGGAGGGACAGCCGCGCCTCATATCGGAACGCCTGTCCGCACACCATGGCGGCCGAAAATTCCGCGGCCGCGGCCGCATCGGCGAAGACGCCGAGGCTGCCCGACCATTCGGACGGGACCGGCTCGCCCCGCGCGACGGCGACGCCCGGCTCTGCCGGGCCTGGATGCTGCGCCGCTGCGCTGAACGCGGCATCGGCGGCGCCCGCGGCGACCGATTGGACCGGCGCGATCCACGCGACGGGCGCCGCAACATCGGCGGGAACGCTCGAACGCCATTCGCCCGGCGCCGCGGAATCGAGCTGCATGGCGTGCATCGCCTGCCACTCGGCCGGATCGGGCGCGTCCGACGCGGCCGCGGCACCGGCGGCGGCAGGCCCGGACGCATCCGATCGCAGCGCCAGGCCGGCGCCGGCCGGCGGTGCGGCGTCGCGCCAGAACGAGGCGCGCGATTCGGAGGCGCCGGCGGAATCGAGCATCGTTCCGGCAAGCCATTGCGACGTCGCGACCTGGTCGGAGGCGGTGTTCGTTCCGGCATCGGCAGGGAAAGCCGAATCGGCCAGCAGCAACCGCTGGCCCTCGGCGCCGACTCCGGAATCGGCCGCGGGGGCGCTCCCCTCCGCCGCGAGCGCCGCCGCATCGCACGACCCGCTCGCGAGGCTTTCGGCGGCTGACGCCGGTATGCCGATGCTGCGCGCGCATCCTTCGATCGATGGCGCCGCATCGGCGGCGCCGGTCAGCCGTCCGGCCGCCAGGATGGGCGCGGAATCGGCGAGCAGCGTGCCGATATTCGCCACGGCCACCGGCGCGTCGGCAAACGGCGAACCCGGCAGCGCGAGCGCCAGGCCGCCGTCGGGAGGGGCGAAGACAATAGTGTCGGCATCGCGAGAGACCGGGCCGGTCGAGGTCGCGATGAAACTCGAGATCGCCGAAGCCTGCTCGATATCCGGCGCCCCGACCCTCAGCGTCAGGTTCACCGGCGTGCCGGAGACGAGGGACAGATAGATCTGGATCACCATGTAGCGGATGCCGCTGTTCGCGGCGGTCTGCGCGACGCTGAACCGCTGCGACGACAGCGGCGCCGCACCCGGCATCGTCGCGCTCGCCGCGCTTTGCAGCCACGCGCCCGAGGAATCGCCGAACTGCTGATTGAGAAACGCCCCGGACGCCGGCAGCGAGCCGCCCGCGACGCGAAGATAGGCGCTGCTGACGTAGGGCAGCCCGTTGGTCGCGGGCGCCGCGGTGCCTGGGCCAAGATAGAGGCCGAAATTGAAGGAGGCGGTCGGGGTGCCGGACCAGAGCAGGTCCACGTAGGCGATCCCGTCCTCCGTCCCGGTGCCCGCGACGGAAAGCGTCGCGCCGTTGACCGTTCCGAACCCGAGCCATCCGGTCGGGGCGACGCCGGCGCTCGCGCCCTGCATGGTGCTGTTCGGCAGCAGGTTCGCGCTCGCCGCCTCGACCAGCGGCCCTTGCAGCGCCGCGCCGATCCAATCGGGGCGCACCACGCCCGGGCCGGCCGTTTGCATCACGCCGTTCTGGTCGATGTAGGTGGCGCTGGCCTGGCGCTGCGTCGAAAGACCGGCGAACCAGGGCGGCGCGGCGCCCCCGACCGCGACCGCGGCGCAGAACTCGTTCGCCGGGCCGCCGTCCGGAACCGTGAAGAACAGGGTGTCCGCGTCGCGCGTCGCCGCGGTGCCGGAGGTCGGGACGTAGCTGGTGGCGGCTGAGCCCTGCTCGACCTGGATGCCGGCGAACCGGAACGTCACGTCGATGGCGGCGCCGCTGGTAACGCCGAAATACCAAACCGGCCAGAGATAAGCCGTCGCGGCCGGCGTAACGAACGAAAACGAAAATCTGTTTGCCGTCAGAATGGCGGCTGTGGGGCCGATAGCCAAGAACGGGGCGCCAACAACCCCAAGGCTGCTATTGTATTCAATAGCTTCAGTTGCAATGGCGTAGATGCCGGCAAGCGACCCGCCTGAGACCCTTATAAAAGCGGAGTAGTCCCACGTTTGCCCGCTCGAAGCAGCGATGCCGGTCTGAGCGCCGAACTGAATGCCGAGCGTATTGGTCGCGGTAGCGGTTCCGGAGAACCGGACATCGACATATGGTAGGCCGGCCTCGGTGCCGCCGCCGATCACCGTCATGGTCACACCGGAGCCGCCGCCGCCGGTCCAGCCGGTCGGGAGCGCGCCGGGGCCGGCTCCGGACGCGGACCCGTTCAGGACTTCGTTCGTGCTCGCCGCCTCGATCAGCAGCCCTTGCAGCACGCCGCCCGAATATAGCGGCCGCACCACGCCCGGGCCGGCGGTCTGCATCGCGCCGTTCTGGTCGATGTAGGTGGCGCTGGCCTGGCGCCGCGTCGATAGGCCCGCGGACCAGGGCGGCGCTGCGCCGGCGGCGGCGAGCGCGGCGGCAAAGCCGGCGGCTCCGCCGCTGTCGCAAAACACGTTCGTGGTCATGCGGCGCCGCTCCGATCAGCCGCGCTTCATCCCGCGCTCCAGGCGGAAGCGAGGATCAGGTCGTCTGCCCGACGGAGCGCACGACGAAGCTGCCCTTGAACGGAGCCTGGCCGGCGATCAGGCTCAGCCGGAGCCATAGCCCCTGCGTGCCGGCGGTGTTCGGCGCCGCGCCGTTCGGGAGGTTCTGCGGCGACGGCACGGCGATCGAGGCCGGTGCCGGGCCGGCCGACCAGGAACCGATGCCGCTCGCCGGCGCGGTCTGCCGGGCGGCCACCGTGCCGCTGTCGTCGAGCGCGGCGGTGAGCGCGAAATCCACCCAGGCGCCATAAAGGTTCAGCGTCGCCGCGGCGCTGATCGCGCCCGTGGTGGCGGCTGACAGCGTAATCGAGGTGTTGGCCACGAAGCTCGCGACCGTGGTGCCGGCGGCGATGCCCGGCCCCGTTACCAGCATGCCGTTCGCGACGCCCGACGTGCTGGCGGTCGGAACCGAGGTGCCGCCGCTGCCGACGCCGGCCGCGCCAACCACGATCGCCACCGAGCTCGCCGCGTAGAGGCTGATCGTCGCCGCGGCCGCGATGGCGCCGGTGGTCGGTATCGAAAGCGTGACGGAGGTGTTGGCCACGAAGGAAAGCACGGTCGAGCCGGGCGCGATATTGGTGCCCACGGCCTGCTGGCCGACGGCGACGCCCGTGGTGCTGGCGGTCGGGATGACGGTCGCGCCGCTGGTCGCGCCGGCCGCGCCGACCACGATCGAAGCCGAGCCTGTGTTGAGATCCGCCTGCTTCAGGATGCTCGCAACCGTCGCCGCGGTCGCGGTGTTGTTGTTCACCGCGAACAACTTCTCGAAATAGGTTCGGTTCGTCCCGCCCGCGATGTCGGCCGCCGCGTTGTAGAACGGCCGCCGGTTCTGCGTGACCTGGTTGGGCAGGATGTCGAACAGCATGCCCTCGCTCACCGTATAGGTGGTGGCGCTGGTCGGAACCGTGGTCCAGTCGCGGTTCACCGCGACGAAATCGCCGCCGAGGTTGGCGGGGTTGATCTGCACGATCCGGCGCATGTGGTATTGCGCGCCGGCCGGCGTGTTGTTGGTGATGCGGATGATCTGGCCGAGCGCGACCGACGCGCCCTGCCCCGCCTGGAGCTGCAGATAGGGCGGCACATTGCCCGACGTGTTCGCCGCGCCCGGCGCCGTGCCGGTGACGACGGCCGTGGTGGAAAGCGCGGCCAGATCGCCGACTGCCGTGGTGCCTCCGGCCAGGCCCTTCAGCAGCCGCTCGAACGCCTGGCTTCCAGCGGTCCCGGCCTGCGCGGCGGTTTTCGTCTCGTTCTGGATGACCCCGGTGCCGTCGCGCCCGTACACCTGGATGGTGGCCGCGGTGTCCGACGCAGAGCTGGTGTAATAGGTCAGCGTCCCCGACGGGCTGATGTCGGAGAAATTCACGATCGCGGCAAAATTCGGCGCGCCGCCGGTCGTGGTGCCGTCGCCGTCCGGCATGCTGGCCGACCCGATGAACGTCAGGTTGTTCGGCGTCACGGACATGATTCTGTTTCCTCGAAGGGGACGTTAGGGAACTTCGCCGCACAGCACGCGGCCGCCCTCGGTCGCGAACGGCGCGCCGCTTTCGGTCCGCAGCGCGTTGAGCGGCCAGAACGGCGAGGGCGCCGCGGTCGCCGGCGAGACGTGGCCGACCGGCAGCGAGACCAGTACCGCCAGGCTGCGGCCGAACAGCGTCGCCACGGCGATGCCGATGCGGTAGAGCGTGCCGGGCACGCCGCCGGCGAGCGAGACGAGCAGATAGTTCGTTCCGATCACCGGCGCGGCGGCCACCAGGTCGGTCGGCGAACCGCTGGGGCTGATCGTCACCGACGCGCCGCTCACGACATCGCCGCCGTCCGCGAGGAAGCCCGTAAGGTCGAGCCAGAAATCGAGCTGGTCCGCGGACGCTTTTGCGGGCCAGCGCAGCAGCGGCTGCGAGGCCGGCATGCCGGAAAGCGGCGAGGCGGACGCCAGCAGGACCGCAACGCGGCGCGCCGCGCTCGGCCCGAGCGTGGCCATCATTTGCCCAGCGCGCGCCAGAAGATGTAGGCTGGCGTGCCGACCGATCCGGAGATCGTCAGGGTGAAGCTCGACGTGTTCACGATCGCGGCCTCGACGATGTACTGAAAATTCTGCATCGTGGCGACGACATTCCAGAACGAGTTGGGAAACGTGTACGGCAGCGTGACGGTGATCGGACCGGTGCCGGTCAGGATCGTCGCCAGTCCCCACTGGTCGATCGAGCCGTCGCTGTTCTGCCGCCAGCCGTTCTGCGCCATGAGGCCGGCGGGCGAGCCGAGCTTGCGGATGGCGGCCAGGAGCTGCGTATTGTTGGTGCGGTCGAACACGATGCCGGCGGCGGCGATGCAGGCGAGCAGCTCCTCCTGGATCGCGTTGTACTGATAGGCCGGGAAGTCCGTCGCGGCCGTCACGCCCGGGGTGCCGGAGGTGGCGAATTGCGGCGTTCCCGAAGCGGGTGCCGCGTCGGCAAACCCGGCCGCGACCGAGCCGGTGGCGATCAGGCGATCCATCGGCGTCCCTTATCGATATGAGAAGAAAACGGTCGTGTGCGCCGGCGCGAGCCGCTGCATTTCGCATTGGAGGGCGGTGTTGCCCCAGGACGCGAACGGCTCGCCCATGCGCGAGCGGCCGAACTGGAAATAATTCACGGTGAAAGCGGGGGCGTTCACCTGCCAGGCGAACGCCCAGGCATCGCCGTAGAGCGGCGTTCCGAACGGATCGCCGAAGCGGAACGGCTTGAACAGGGTGATCGTGATCGCGTAGCCGAGATTGGCCGCGAACTGGATGAAGTACGGCACCGATGCGCCGCCGCGGCCGACCAGCCGCGCCACTACCTGCGCCTGTTCCTGCTCGATCGTCGGCAGCGGACCGGCGCACGGGTCGGGCAGGCCGAGCGTCGCCTGCCATTCCGGCAGAAGCTCGACCGTGGTGGCCGGAAAGGCGTCGACCAGCAGGTTGTTGTCGCGCGCCGTCAGCCGAACATAGGTCTGGGCCAGCGCGCCCCACACCTGCGACTGCACCGAATCCGGATCGCGGCGCCAGATGCGGCCGCGCGGCATGAGCCGCTGCAGCGCGCCGACGATGTCGGCCGCCGAGAGATCGAGGACGGGCAATGCGAGGGACCCCCTACGGCGTAAAGCTCGTGCTGCCGACCGTGAACAGGCTCCCCGCAGCCGGCGCGATGGGCGCGCTCGGGGAGACGAGGGTGAACCGCTGCACGCCCGCGGTGCCGAAAATCGCGGATTCGATGTCCGACGGATAGATCGTGCCCCAGCTCGAGCCGTCGGCCGGATCGACCGAGCCGCCGACCTGGCCGAGCCGCAGGAACATGTCGGCCAGCGACGCCTGAACCGCTGCCTGGATCGGCGTCGTGTTGGGCGCGAAATTGGCGATGGTGAAATTCACCGGCTGGGCCACCGGCGCGTTCACATAGACCAGCGCTGTCACCGGCTCTACGGCGAAGATGGCGTTGGCGACGGCGAGCTGATCGCCCGTCGCCGCGATGCCGCGGGTCTCGTTGCTCGCGACGCCGTTCGAGCCCTGCGGAAACCCGCCATGCGCCGCCTCGGCCAGGTCGAGCATGATCCACAGCACAACGGTGCCGGCGCCGGCGCCGCTCGGGTTTATCCAGGCGCGCGTCACGCCGGCGACCGCCTCGGCCCACTCGATGTAATCGGCGCGATCCCCGCCGTGCGGCGGGGCGGCGAACTGCTGGAGATAGCGGGTCCGGAACGTCGGAAACGCTTCCTGGTCGGCGCCCCCGGTGATCGGCCCCGAGGCGGAGCCGAAACTGTTCACCCCGGCGATCGGCGCCGCGATGGCGAGCGGCGCTCCGCTGGCGGCGTTGCCCGCCGCGCCTGGAGCGATTGCCTGGAAGGGGACGGTGACCGTCCCGCCGCCCGACACGGTTGCATCGGCCGTGCTGACGTAGGCGAAGCCGTCGCCCCGGCTGATCGGCGTGCCGGCGGGAACGTCCCTGCCCGGCGTGCCGGAGAAAGCCCCGGTGCCGGTCGATGCCGTGGCGTCTTTTTGCGTGACGCCGACCAGGCCGGCCCAGCCCGAGGCGAATTCGCCGGTCGCGGTCCAAGGGACCGATTGCTGCGCGATCCAATCCTGGTAGCAGTAATGCAGGAAAGCGTATCCGGCCTGCACCCACGCCACGACGCGGAGCACGGCGTTGGGCAGCAGGCCGGTCAGCACGTTGCCGCCCGCGTCGGTGATCTGTGCGGCGATTATGTCCTGCAGCGCCTGGTTGTACAGCGCGGTCAGGGTCGGGCGGGCATAGGGCATGGTTGTTTTCGCCTCTATGACCCGACGGGCCAGGCGTAGCTGAGCGATTGCGGCGTCGTTGCGCCCGGCTTCACGATTACGAAGCCGAGCCCCAGTTTCGCATTGCCGAGGTAGCTAGCGGTCACCGTGACGGTCTGCGCGTAGCCGCCCTTGGTCATCCACGCGGTCGCCGCCTGGCCCCAGGACCGGTTGTTCTGCAGCGTGGCCGAGACCGAGGAGATCACGCCGCGCTCGTCCTGCCAGATGTTCGAGCCGATCGGCGCCGCGTTGTAAGTGTCGGCCCACCAGCCGCGCGGATCGCCCGATCCGTCCGGCGGAACGAAGCCGGCCGTCGCGACACGGTCGCTGAACACGCTCACCATCAGCGGCGTGTCGAGCTCGTTGCTGGTGAGAAGGTCGCCCACGCCGTTGCCGGACAAGGCCCAGTCGCCCGTCGAGGTGCCGGGGTCCCAGACGATGGCGATGTCGGTCACTTTTGGGACGTGCCTCCCCCGGCGTACGCCGGGGCTGCGTTGGTTGCGGGATCAGTCCTGCGTGGTCGCGATGCCGGTATTGCCGCTGCCCGTCGTCACGCCGCCATGAACATGCTGATCGTCGAAGGCGCGCATGACTTTCATCGACTTGCCGGTGCCGTCCTGGCTGTGATCGGTGATGTCGCCCGTCACGGTCAGGTTGCCGGTGAGCGCGAGGGTGCCCGACGCGTTCGATAGTTTCAGCGTTGCGTTGCCGTCCCCGGTCAATGTCAGGATCGAACCGCTCGCGTCGTAGACGGCGACCTGCCCGGCGGTCAGGTTCTTCGGGCGCGAGCCGGCGTTGCCGGTGGCGATCACGATGGTGGTGGTGGCCTCGCCGCCGAGCGAAACGACCACCGCGTTGCTGCCCGCCGGCGGAGCGGCGGAAAACCCGAAATGATAAGCCACCGGAACGTTGTCGCGGATGTCGTTCGGGCTGAGCTGCACCTGCGCGGTCTGCACCCCCGCGGTATCGGTGACCAGGTTCAGAAGCCCGTTCCCGACGATCCCGTGCAGCCGCGCCAGCAGCCGTTCCATGTAACCGATCATGCGTGGCCCAGGGCGCCGCCGGGGCCCGGAACCTGGCTCGGCGCCGATCCGGTCGCTGTCGTGGCGGCGTCCAGCTCGACCCCGAACGGGAACGGCGAGAGCGGCGTCGGCTGCGGCATGAACGCCTCCTGCGGCATCAGCAGCACCTCGGCGACCGTGCCTCGCTCGGCATCGCGTATGTAGCTGACGGTCGAGATGATCCAGCTTGCCGGCGGTATCTTCAGCGCCGCGCAGTCGATGTTGGCAAAACTGTTCGGCTCCCAGAGCCGGCCGGCCGCGTCGCGCCAACTGTCGGCGACGACGTTGATCGCAAAGCTGCGGCCGTAGCGGCGCGACTGCTCCCAGAACATCTCCTGGACCGCCAGGTTCTCGCCCAGGTTCGTCACGGTGGAGACCACGGCGCGGGGGCGGTGCCGCGGCACGCCAGCATCGGTCGTGTGGGCGAGCTGCGGCGATGCGCTGTTCACGTCGCCCCACGTATCGAAGGCGAACAGGTATGCGTAGTAATCCGAGAAGCGCTCGTCCATCGAGAACTGGACCGAGGCCTGCTGGATGTTCTCGGCCTGCGCAAAACCGCTCGCCATCGACGTTGTGCCGACGGAGGACAGGATCAGGTTGCCGTCCGTCCCTTCGTAGACGAGTAGGCCGCTATAGCGTGCCGGCCGCTCGATCGCGGCGTACGGCGTGTCGGTGAAATAGACGACGATCTGCGGCAGCGCCGGAAGCGCCGCAGCAGCGTTCATGCTCACCGATATGCCGAACGGCGCCGCGAGCGTGGTGGCGAGCTGCAGCAGCGATGCGTTCAGCACCTGGTGGCCCGCCACGTCGGTGGCGCTGCAATCGACCAGGTCCTCGCACTTGCCGCGCCCCGCGATCGTGATGCTGTGGCCCTGCGGCCCGATGGCGGCGCGATAGCGGTCCACGTAGCCGGTCAGCAGCAGGTCCGAGCCGGCCATGATCTGGCACGGATTGCCCGGTTTCACCTCGACATGGCTGGCGTCCTGCGGGTACTTCTCGGTCACCGCGAGCACGAAGTCAGACGGCAGCCGCTCGCAGCTCCGCGTGATGCGCACCGCGGTCCAGCCGTACAGGCGGGTGGCGCCGATCTGGATCGATACGTCGTCCGCGCCGCCGGCGCCGAACCCGAGCTGCCCCGCGGGCGCGATCCCCGACGATCCGGCCGAGGGCGCGGTTCCGCTCATTGATATGCAATTTCTGGTTGACCGGCGCCGGAAACGCCGTAAGTTACGGCGCCATGGAGCAGGAACGCCCATTGGGAGAGCGGTTCGAGATGCGCATGCCGAAAGACCTGGTCGAGCGGATCGACCGCTGGCGCGCCCGCCGGATGCCGTTGCCGTCGCGCGCCGAAGCGGTGCGGCGATTGCTGGACGCCGCCCTTAAGCCGGTCAGGAAATCATCTCTGAAGGCGATAGGTGCGGCGGTCGGCCTTCTGCTCGGCGTGATGGGGAATGCCGCGGCACAGCAGGCCTGGGGCGTGCCGGGACAGATAGGCGGTCCGACGCTCCTTCCGCAGGAACGCCATCAGCATTGGCGTGAAGATTATGACAAGGCCCATCCGACGCCGCGCATCGAGGCTCTTCCGTGCCATGGGCATGCAGTCGATGTGAAACGCTTCCGCGAAAGCGGTTTCCAGATCAGGGAGCTAACCGCTCCCGAGATAGCTAACGTGGTCGCCTGGGAGCGCCAGCACAGCAGTCCTGCTCACGTCGAAGCTCTTGAGCGTTTGCAGATGGGCCATACTTGGTACGCTGCTGTGCAGGTGGGCGGCTTCAAGACGACGCTTTGGCTCCAGGCCGGAATGCTCGCGATCGCCGACCCCGCGGACCCCTATCATTGCGCAATCCTCAGCCAGTCTCTGGAAGCTAGTGACCTGGTCGCGATGATCCATGGAGACTGGTGATGGGTTAGCTGCTCAGCGCCTCGATCGTGGCCGGCATGAAGGCCGGGTGCGGCGCGTCGTTGCGATTCATCAGGTCGATCGCGCGGCTGGCGTCCCGATAGAGCCGGTAGGCGAGCGCGAACGCCGGCATCGGCGCGTTGAACGTCAGGGTGACGAGCCGCGGCAGGTCGGCGCCGCGCGCGGTCAGGTCGGCCACCACGTCGGCGCGCAGCGTCTTCAGCGCCGCATAGCTGGCCAGGTCGCCCGCGTCGGCCGCCGTGGTGATCTCCAGGTCGAACAGCGGCGCCACCTGCTCCAAGAGGGTCGCCGCGTCGTCATAGGAGCTCGGCCGATAAGCCGCGCAGGCGCGCGCTAGCGAAGCCAGCGCGGCGCGGCGGCACATCGCCGCGGTTGCGGCCGAGACCTCCGCCCTCGCCTGCGCCAGCGGGCTCGCCGCCGGCGGCGCGGGTTCGGCCTGGAACGCGGCCAGCACCGACAACAGCCGCACCTGATCGGCCGGGTCGTTGGCGGCGGCGCGCAGCGCCTCGGCGAGCGCCTGCACCCCGGCCGCCAGCGCCTGCGCCGGAGAGGAGGCGGAACCGCTCACAGCGCCTGCCCGAGCGTGGTCACGTTGGCCGCCGAATTCCTGACCGCCGTGGCGCCGGTGACCTGGGCGCCGAGCGCGGAGGCCGCGGTGGCGTCGGGCGCCAGCGACACGTTCATGGATCCGTCCGAATATCGGCCGTAATAGCCGCCCTGCAGCCCGTTCGCCGAGCCCGCTATCATGGACGGGTCGGACACCATGGGGTTGACCTGCGTCGCGAACTGGCCCGAGGTGGCCTGCACCGCCGCGGCGGCGCCGGGCACCGGCCCTTGCGGAGGCGCCGCGGTTCCGGCCGCCGGATCGCCGGTCGGGCCGCCGATGTCGTTCTCGAAATCGTCGCCGGAAGCCGCGTCGAGCAGGCCTGCGTCCTGGCCGCTCTGGTCCTGCGTGTCGCTCTGGCCGACCGGGTAGAGCTGGGTGCCCTGCTCGCAGAAGCCGAGCTCGAGCCGCACGACGCGGCCCTCCTCGGCGCTTTCGCTCCAGGCGAAATTCACCAGGCTGGCGGTGATCGGGCCGAGCGAGGGATGCACCAGGAGCTGCGCGCCGGCGGTGCGCGCCACCGCCCGCCAGGCGTCGCGCTGGTCGTAGACATAGAAGCCGATCAGGAAGGCCGAAAAGCTGTAGAGCGTCTCGCCGAGGCCGAGGTCCTCGACCCAGACCACGTTGTCTTCGCGGAACGGATAGGCGTGCTTTGCGGTGCGCCTGCCCTCGCGCACCTGCGATTCGCGGACGTGGAACGGCATGCCGCCAAAACTGGCCGGCACCAGCCGGTCGGCCCAGGCGCCGAGGCCGTTCTGTCTGCCGCTCATCGGGACCTCCCGGCGGTGCCGGCAGAGATGTTCAGGGCCGTTGCAGGAAGGGCATGGCCATCTCGACGCGCGGCGGGCCGCCCCAGATATCGCCGCTCGCATTCGCCTGCGTCGTGGTGCCGGACGGAAAGCCATCCAGGCGCACGGTCAGGTTCGCTTGCCCGTTCGGCCCCGCCGCAGCCGGCGCCGCGGCAGACGGCGCCAATTCCGCTGGCGGGGCTAATGCCGGGCGCGCCGGTCCACCCGCCAGCCCGACGACCGAGGGGGGCATCCCGGCCGGCGCCGTGACCTGCGTTTCGCTCTCGGTATTGCGGCGAAGCGCGTCCGAAAACTGCGCCAGCGACTCGCGCGATTGGCTGCCGAACGGCAGCGACGGCCAGGTCGGGCCGAGGGCCGTCGCGATCTCCGCCTCGTGGCGGCCGGCCTTCAGGTCCGCTTCGAGATCGCGGCCACTCGCATCGAAATACCGCTTATTCGCAAGATACCACGCCCCCTTGTCCTGGTTGGGCTTGCCGAAATCCGGCAAGCCCAGAGTGTTCGCCACCTCGCGCCACGTGTCCGACGTGAACTGATACCGACCGGAAGCGGTGCTGGCGCCGCCGGGTCCCACCCCTTCGGGAAAGCGGGAGAAGTCGGAGAACCGCGAGCCGCCGTTCTTGATGTCGTAAGCGCCACCGGATTCCGGGCCGGCGATCGTATCCAGGAACCCGCGTTTCGTCGGGTCCATCGTGAGGTCGGTCGACAGGGGGCTTCCGCCGTTACGATTTGCGCCTTCCCGCAGGCCTCCCCCGAACAAATTGCGCAGCCATGGAAATACCCCGCGCAAGTCCGGCAGCCACGAGGGCCTTTCTTCCTTGCCCGGCGCCGCCGGCAACTCGGGCGGGTGGGTGATCATCTCGTACATCTGCAGCAGCAGCATCAGCGACCTGAACGCCGGGTTGAGCGCGAACGTGCTCGCCGCCAGGTCGG